CGCAGAATGATATTTCGTCAACAATGCTGAGCTTGTCGGCAGCACAATGTCCATCGAAGCCGTTGCAGAGTAATGCCGGGGGCCGGGGCGTACAGGCAAAGGTGTGTGCGCGCCGCGAGCGTTGCCACTCCTCTCCAGCGTTTCGCCTTCGATCTTCGGGGGCGACACTTCGTATGCCTCCAATAGATCACCTGCTATGGGCACCCCTGTCGGCCATGCGTAAACGCCTTGCCCTGATTGTTTCTTTACGTACAACTGCTGTAGTGCTGTCAGTCTCATCGTCGTCTCCGGTGTCGTTAGCTTGCTATGAGTAAGCGGGGATTCTGGGCCCCGCCTATTTCACTGTGTAATTCTTCGCCTTAAAGTGGGCAACTTGCATCCGTGGAATCATGACCTCAACTCCTTGGGTCGTGAGCATGGCCACGAGCTTTTCATCACTCGTCGGCGATTCGGCGTTCATTGGTTCACGCTCCAGTGCATGGCCTATTGACTGCTCCGGTTTCCTTGTGCTGTTCTTCATCGACGTTCTCCATCGTTGTTCTGTATGTTACTGGTATTGTCATTGTCACTCGATAAAAGTTGCCTTCTCGTTCCTTGTCAGGTTCGACAACCACAGTCGTTTCTTTCAGTCCTATGCCTATATCTGTTGGCCTTTGTTTCCACGAGTACCACCACAGCCAGTGCAGCATCGCGTCGGCTTCGTTCTCGAGTAACGCTTGCCAGTTCGTGGTGGTCTTTACCTGCTCCATGCTCGGTACATGTTTCAACGCTGTCAACTTGACAATCCGCTTCACGATGCCGGTGCGGGGCATGGTCGCTGGCCCGTCCGTCTCGATCAAGAAAGTATTATGCCACGTCGCCGCCGACACCTCGCGCTGCTTCGTGATGCGCTTCGGCTTGTGGTACCCGGCCAGCATTGCCACCGCGCCTAACATCTCATGCACATCCACGTATGTCATGGCGGGTCGTGCCTTGTATGAACGTCTAAGGGCACACCGAGGCATGCCCTATTCGTCCCGATGTCTATATGTCTGGTACTCATACCGTGCCGCCCCATGATTTCTTGATCCTACGCAGTGCTGCGGCGAATGACTGTTTCACTCGATTCTTGAACACTCTATCAAACTCCTCTTTCGTATAGCTGAAAAATGGCCGCAGCACTTTCTTCTTGCCACTGCCAAGCCGGTCGTGAATGAATGCAACGTCGTTCGTAGTCATCGTGGGCGTGGCCCTATACATGCCGGTCACTTTCGACCGCGCTATGTTGGTGGCCTTCTGTTTCCCTAAGCCGCCTTTCCATGCCTTGCGAATGATGCGCGCGTTCTTGCTCTTTTTGGATCGTGTGTCCTCACCGTACCGTCTGTCCTTGATGAATATCTGGACATGGTTCATCGCCATCTTTCGATGGCTGATATGGTCGCGCATCATGCCGGTCGCATACAGGGGCACCCGTGGCCTGTCCAAGCCGCGCCGCTCCTTTGATCGGATTGTCTTTGCCGCAAGTGGTGGCTGCACTTCTCCCTGCTCGATCTTCTTACGAATCAACGCCGCAAGGTCGCCCGCCACAGCCATGAGCGTGGGAGTGCAGTCGAGCTTCAACCAATTGATCGACGGGAAAATCACTGCCTTGCTTTTGCTCATCCTTCCTCCACATCTTCTGCGGCAAGGTTCGCTGGGCCTTCACCTTTCTCAACCTGATCCGGTACCCAGTAGCAATAGCATCGTTCACCACATTCGTTGGTGCCGTGAGTGGCCTCGAATTCTTCGAGAGTCATTTCTGTGCCATGGAGTTCAGCACACCCGTCACACACATTGTCTCCACCGGTGCTCATCCATGTGCCCATCGCGCCGCCGTCGCCGCCAGCAAGTTCGCGGGCGGTGTCCACTGCTATTATTGTCGTACTCGCTTGCACGGCACTGTCCACTGCGCCTTTGGCCAGTTCAGCGAACGGCCCACGGCCCGCGTCATCCATCGCGTCAATGTTGTCCATGATGTCGCGTTCGCTCACACCCGCATCGAGCCACGCCTCGACCTGCCTGTCGAATGACTGGGCCGACCCGGAAGCCTTCGCCTTGATGTCAAGCTCCATTCTGTCAACAGCCGCATCGCTTCGGTTCTTAGCCATTGGCCACCGCCTGTTTGATTGCCGCAGAAAGCTGTGCTGCAATGGCCTTGCTTTTCTTTTCGATGCCCACTGAGCGCACGGCCTTAGCCATGTCCGATGCTACGTTTTCAAGGTAGTGGTTCATACCGCCTAACGCCACGCTTGACCGTAGAATGTACATTGCGACACGTTTCGCATTCAGTGTCATGTTTCTATCGGTCTGCATTGCCTTCGTTAGCCATGCGCGAAACTCTGCACCGTCTCGCGCCGCGCTCTGCCGGGCAAGTACCGCCAGCCGACCGCTTGCCGACTTCCGCACACGCTGAATGGCTGTCGCGAGTTCGACACGCAATTCACGCTGCGCCTGATACGCAACCTTGCGGGCCTTGTTCATGAGCTTTACTTGTGCTTTCGCAATCATGGTACAATCGTGTTATCGTGTAAACTGAAGCGAGTTCATCGGTTCGTGTTCTGTCACTGGATCGTTGTACACAAAGTCCAAGGCGTTCACTTTCGCTTCCCACTCCTTGTCAGCAAGCGCCCGCTTCTCCGCGTAAACGCTGTCATCCGTGCGCTGCAACATGAACAGTACCAGCCGCAGTGCTCCCCACTTGATCGCAGCATCTGCACCGCGCCAGTTATCTGGTATGTACAGGGCTTTATCATCCAACTGGTTTTCTTGCACGCGGTCTAAAGCCTCATCGTTCACGGACTTCCACAGGCACATACCGGGCATGTGGTACACTTCTTCGTAGGCGTCCATAATCTGTGGTGCGAAACCGCCTGCCTGATACTGGACATTGCTACGGGCCACGAGCTTGAACATCATCGAGGGCTTGCCCGCGTCCTGCTCGATTATCATGGAAGTGTTTGTCAGAACGGTCTTGACATGATAGAAGCCGATGCCAAATAGAATCACCAGCGTGCCTGGCTTCGCTGCTGCGCCGTGGCCGCGCTGGTGCTTGAAATTGCCTTGCGCGCTTGACAGGGTTGCCGTCGTGCCGTCTGTGGCCACGTCCGACAATACCCCGTCACGACCTCTGCCGTCCTTTGGCCAACTGTCCGCAAGTGCAGCAAGTTCCGACTCGAACTCGGGGCAGATACGGCGCAGGTCATCGTCGCCTACGTGGATTCGCAACGCCATGCTACCGCCTGTTGTTCGGAGATTATTCTGCCGGTGCGTCAACGCACGGCACGGCGGTCATGTTGTGACGCTGCCGTGACTTCACGATGGCTTTCTTCTGGCCGGATACCGGGTCAACAAAAACCTCGGTATAAGGCTCGGTTGCGTTCTTCATCGCGTCGTACACTGAGTAGGGCACCTTCGTCTGGACATCGTAGGGCACAGTCGTCTTGATCGTGTTCACGATCATCGGTAGCCCACTGAGCTTTGCGCCCAGCGGTCTGCCTACCATCACCATCATAAAGTCGGGATGTCCACTCGGCGCGACGGCTGTCTGTGCCGTGGCTGGTGCTTGTGCGGCTGTGCCTTCGCCATCGGTGCCTTGCGTCTGTGCTGTCTTTTTCGTGCTCATTCTGTTCTCCGGTTCTTTAGGGCGGTCAATTGACCGCCCACAATTATCACCTACTGCCTGCTCTCCTTGCTACTGAATCTTGATCCACCCGCTTGTCTTGCCGGTGACATTGTACCACCAGTTCGACGTGCCCGCAGTTGTCGAGTTCGTGATGACCGCAATGCGATACGCCACACCTCCGGGAGTCGCAATCGGCCACAGAGTCGTATCCCACTTCGTTGGAATGAAAGCTGAGTTCTGAACCACGTTCGTGGTGGCATTGGTCTTTGACATGTCATCCAGAATCCGCACCACGATCTGGGTCGTGACCGCAGAAGGGTCGGGCCATGACAGTACCGCAATGGCCGGTACCGCGTCCTGCACGCCACGCATGCCTGCGCTGGCGAACACGCCGCCCTTGTATGACACCACGCCTACGTCGTTCGAGAGCGTAGTCTGACACCATGCAGCAAGGCTCATCAGCATTGCTACCACGAACAGCAGAATAATCATTGTCGTTTTCATCGGAATGTCCTCGTCGTTCTTGTGGATGCTGGGCCGGGCGATTGCATATCCACCCGGCCCAGCGGTATTGTTTCGCCGCGTCGTGGCTACTGCTTTGCCGCCACTTCCAGCCGACTCATGAAGGCGTCGTTCAGAATCTTGCACGTATACAAGGCAACCCAGCCCACTGTGCTGTAGCGATTCAGTGCGCCGCCAACCTGCTCGGGCGTCTTGATTATCATGCCCGTATTGACGCTGTTCTCCAGCGGGGCGGTGCCGAATGCTTCGCGACCCAGTGCGAGAATCAGATACACATCTGCTTGCGCGCCGGTCGTGCTGCGCAGTGTGCCACCGGCTACGCCGCCCGCGTCGGGAATGACTGCGGCGTTCGTGGTTTCGATGAATCGCAGCAAGCCGTAGCTACCGAACTCGCCGGGCATGAGCGTGGTGTTCGCAGCGTACTTGCGCACGGGCACATATCCCGCGCCGTTCGCGACGATGGCCTCAATCGCGGGCTTCAGGTGCGAATGCACGATGCAGGGGAAGCAAGGCATGATCGGCTCTGCCACGGAGTCGAGCGAACTGGGTACAAACTCCGTGAGCGGACGTGCAAGGCCCGTGGCGAGGTTCATCAAGAGCCGGTCGAGGTCTTGATAGGTCACGGTCGTTTTCACGTCCAAACGAGCGGCGACGTTGTTCGCATAGACCACGGAATTGCCACCCACGATCTTGTCGCGGGTCACGAGGTCAAGCGTGACGCCCATCTGCTCGCCGAATGCGTCCACCATGGAATTGAGAACCACGTCCTGCTCAGTGATAGTCTTGAGACTCGATGTCTCCGTGTAGTCGCCAAACTCTTCAAGCTCGGCGTCCACGTTCGTCTTGTCCCAGTTCTGTCCGGGCGGGTTCACGCCTTCAACGAGCGGGGTCGTTGCGGGCTTCAGCGATTCGACGCGCACCCAGCGCACGATGCTGCCCATGTTCGGCATGAGATTGCCGCGCCGACCAAACAGGCCATGCACGAGATTCGGCACTGCACGGATCAGCAATGCGCGGTCGAAAAACTCCTCAACTGCGTTGGGCACTTGTGCCCCGGTATTACCAAGCGTTACCATTTGAGTCTCCTTGTGCTACCAAGTAGCAATTTAGTTGTTAGTGAACACCCATTGCAGCGCGGCGCGCCGCAAGCTCCTTGGCCGTCATCGTTCGATTCGGGCCGGGGGCAGAACCACCAACAGCGGGGTTCTGGGATAGCTCACTCTGTTGTGTCTTGACTTGAAACGCCGGAACGCCAATCGTGCGCAGGTCATTGAATGTTTCAACATTCTTCTGCATCTGCTCGACGGTCAATTCCTTGCCCGCTTCGGGCGCGACAAACTTCGATGCAAACGTCGCCTTGTGTTCGGGCACTGCGAGAATCGCGGCCAGATGCTTTGAGACCTCGCCGTACTTGGTTTTCACCGTCTCGGCTTCTCTCGTCTCGTATGCCGTGAGCTTCTGCTTCATCGGCTCGAATTGCTTCTGGTACGTTTCATTCTCTTGTGCCAACGTCTGCAACCGTTCGTCTGCGGCGGTCGTCATCAGTTTCACCCTGTCCTGCTCTGCGAATTGATCGCGGCGCATTCCAGTCACTTTCTCCAACAGGGCGGTCGCTGATTCCCTCGCGGCTTTCGCTTCTTCCCTGACTGTGTGCAACTCACCCTGCGTTTCCTCGCGGGTGAATAGATCACCTTCAGGCATAAGCGCGGCTACTGCGGACACGCAGGCTCCTGCCTGTGCATCATCCAGTGTCAACCCTGCGGCCTTCAGGACGCCGGGCAACTTGCCTTTGACTGATTCAAACTTGAACATTTCATCTCTCCTTGTTATGAAACGGTTTCAACCGCGTCGCCTACCAGTATACCATAATGCACTTCCGGTTGTCAAGTGAAGGGCCACAAGGGTACCGGAATGTACCGGCCTGCCCCTGTGGCCTACGATCTGCCATGCCCTAATGGTGTGTCCCCTTACGGCGTTACCTCCTCGTCTGTGGGGGCAGATTCGCCTTCGTTCACAACTGGCTCGGGCCTCGGTATGAACGATGCGCCGGTACCGTACACGCTTGCATCTGTTCGCGCCGCTGACCGATTCGTTGTTTCCGCTTGAATGTCATCGGCCAACTGCTGGGCTTCTTCTTCATCGAGGTCTGGATTCTCGGCCATCAAGAATTGAGCCACGGTGGCAAGACCAGCCTCAATTTTCCATCTCCAATACTCGCGCTGCTCTGAGTCCATGCCCTTCTTGGTCACGTCCGCAAAGTCCACGCGCAGCTTGGCGGGGTTGGCCGTTGGTGGTATACGATCATCGTCCGGGTAGCCTTCAAACCCTGCGCCCGCCGGTGCAAGACCGGATGCGTACTGTATCGTCCGGGCAAGTGTGCGCTCCTTCCTTGTGTACTGAGCCGCCTCAGTCGATTGCCGTTCATCGAGGTTGTCTGCGCGAAGTCGAATGGCGACACCTGATTCTGGTGACGCACTGATCTGAAACGCATTGTCACCCATGTCCATGCAGGTGCCGAGCAACCGCAATTTCTCGCGAAGCACGTCAATGACTTGTGCGAGCACAACCGTGTAGTCGAGCAAGCCCATGGAGCCGCCTGCGCCTACATTCGCAACCCTTGTGAATCCTCCCTCCATCTGCCGGGCCTGTTGTGTCACGCCTGTGCCTGATCCTTGGAGCGAAGCCGCTTTCCACGCTTGCTTGAACGTCGAGTATTTCAATTGACCGTTCAAGTATGACAACCACACGCACGCCTCAATGGTGGCCTCGATCAGAACCTCATCCAGATTTTCGCGCCAAAAGGTCGTCCACCGTGGCTCGTCGTGGAAGTCAATAAACGGTGCGAACATGCCTGTCCCGTCATATGAGTTCACCTGTGCATTGAGCGGGGCGTACTTGTTCGGTTCACTGTACGCGAGCTTGCCGCCCTTGTCAAACACCTTGTGCATTGTGGCATCCATGTAGTGCCACGCCATGTCCAGTGCTGTGTTGCCTTGGAAGGCTGGGGTCTGCGTTCTGCTCGTGAACCATATCACCCCTACAACAATGCGCGGGTCGTCTTTGTCCTGTATTACGTCGCACATATCGCGGGTCATGGGGAAAAGCACATGGCCCCTTGCCGTGTAGCTGTAGCGCAGAATGCAGTCATGGCACAGCACGGTCATGCGCTGAACCGTTCTGAGAATCTGGTTCGCATCGCACTTGTCCAGAATCGATGCGTAAACGTCACTCGTTTCGTCATCGTATATCGTGCGACGTTTCGTCTCCTCATCGCGTACCGGTTCATCCAACATCCATCGCCGTGATACGCCCGAGTTGTACAAGGTCGCTATCGCGTTCACCACATACTTGGCCACGTTCATTGTCCTGCTTGACAGGCGCACCAGTTCATCAGCCTCGTCACGCACTGAGAACATTTGCCTGATCCGCAGTTCAACTTGCTTCTGCAACATGCCGTCATATAACTCTTTCCTGATTTCGATGGTTCGCTTTTGCGACTTCTCGAATTCAACACGAGCCCGCATGATGCTTTCCCGTATCACATCTTCACTGACCGTTTGCCACAACATGATCGTTCCTTGTTTACGCAGCCACCGACTGCATTATTGACTGCACCTTATACGATACGCGATAGTCGTTCGCGTCCGCATGGTGCGGGTCATACTTCTTCTTGTCGAGTTGCTTTGTGCCCTTTGCGAATACCGCGCTCTTGTAGTCGCGAATCGTGTACGTGCAACGCGGGTGAATGAACATGTGCCGCTCGCCCATGTGACTGAGTAGTTCTGCGTTTGAACAGTTCACCCGCGCCCTATGCGTTGGGTTCGGCTCGATCTGCAATTCCATCGCATTCGTGCCCCACTCCTTTTCAACTGCTGCCAGCACTTCTGTGAAGTCTGTTTCATCTGACTTCGTGCTCTGTGCAGTACCACTGTAGTCTCCGGTTATCAGGATCGGGCCGGGATGGCCCTTGCCGACCCTGCCGTACCGTCTCACAAACTCTTTTGCTGCGTCCCGTGTACTCGTTCCGTCAATGTGTATCTCATCCACCACATGCGTGTCTGCCCAGTTGAATGATGTCGATCCTGCGAGCAGCAAAGCCCGTGGCTCGTGCTGGACATTCCACGACATAGGTGCGCGATTGAAGTCGCAGCATAGCACGAGGGGCAATGCCTTGTTGAATTCGGCCCTCGCGTTTACGTTCTCTTTCTCGCTGAAGCTGGTATACGCTGCCGTACCACTGAGTATCACGAATTCACCTTCGAGATACGCACGTGCCAGAATCGGGTCGTATGTACGTCGCATCACGTCAATGACTTCCGGGGGGCAGAACGGGTTCGCTGCTGTCGGCACCTGTACCCAACTCACATCCTCACGTTCTTCCGTGACCAACAAGTCATATCCCCAGTTCAATTCCTCCGGTGTGCCTGCCAGCATCAACTCACGCATGATGCTGCGCGGGTCGCGCACTCGTGAAAGCATGATGTTGAACACAAACCGCTTCTGAATGAACGGTTCATCAATCGCAGCCCAGCCAAGTGTCGGGCCAGCAAGGTAGTCAGGGAGCGCTCCTGATTGAATCCAGATAGTCACTCCCAGTATAACGAATGCGAGCGGGGAGCTTTTAATCATTCGCCAATGTACGTTTTCGAGCAGCCCGCATGCTGCCAGTGCAGTCTTCATTGTGGGGATCACTGACTTCTTCGCCTGTGGCATCGAGGGCGACGTGATCGCGCCGTATATGCCGGGTACAATGTGGCTGTGTACATAGGCGAACTCTATTGCCCGCAGGCATATCGCATACGTCTTGCCTGAAGTGTAGCCGCCCACAATGGCCTTGATGAATGTGGGAAGCATGATGGCCTGATATTGCGCAGGCAGATACTTGAATTCGATCTTCATTCCGGGCCTATGTCTTGGGCTGTTTTGGCTTGGGCATGTGGACAATAAACATCTGCCGCTTATCAGCAGCCACATCAACAAGAGTGCGGACGGCATCCACGGGGCTATGCGGTGATGTTTCGACGCCCATGTCTGCCGCCGCACGTAATGCAGATACCACAGTCTTGTCATCGCGCCCCCTGTTGCGTGCTACTGCCTTCTGGAGTTCGAGCAACCGGCATTCTGGATTTCCAATCCACATGCCCAGTACCTCTGCCCGGCGCGATGCTTCTTTCTCGAACAGACGAAACTTTGCATTCAGCCCACCCCGATCTGTACGCCGCCAATCGAACACGCGCTTGCAGGCATAGAGAATGAAACGGGCCGCCCGTCCGTCGTCGTATCCTTCCTTCCCTGTTGCCAGTACCAATCCCCGTGCTGGCCACTGTGATTGTCCGTATTGCATGGCCGCAAGCTCCACCACTTCCTGCGCTGGGTAGCCGATCGCTGCATGAGACATCATAAAGTCTTCCGCGTCGTCCACACACTGAGCAAAGATAGCCGCTTCGTCGCTCACACCTTTGCGGCGGCGTCTCACTACTCCGCGCATGGGGGACAGGCGGGCTGATTCTTTTTGTGATGCCTTGCGCTTCATTCTCGCTCATTCGGCCAAAGATAGTTGCGACATTACTTGCACGTTGCTTTATATTCCTTTGGGTCGGCGCGCTCGAGTCGTCGGCCGTTTCACAATCTCATCGAGGGGCACGGTCAACTTGTGCTCCTTCATTATTCCTGTCAACAGTGCCCGCGTGCGGGGGGCGTCCTTGGCATGCACAATCACTGCTATCTGTACCACGGTGCCCCGGCACAACCGCATCACCGGCGATTGCATCCACTGGCACGCTATGTCACTGGCCATGTTGTCAAACATCTTATACTCATACGGAGAGAACGGAATCGTTGCTTCAATGTCGCCTCGACCGAACGTTGTGCGTAACCCGTTCACTATGCTCGCCAGCATGTCTCTGTTGTCTAAGAATGCCGTTTCGTTTGTCTCGATAGCCGTCCGCTGCGCTTCCTCCTTCGATACGACGCCGAGATTGAACACGAGCACTGACGCGATGCCAAGTCGCCTGAGTACTTCAAGTCGGTGATTGCCATTCACCACCTCGAATTTGTTCCCAACCGCCCGCACAATCACGTTCTGTAGTACCCCGTCTGCGTGCGCCATCTGGCGGTGCCGGGCCATGTTCTTCATAAGCGCGTCGGTCACACGAACGTCGCTGCGCTTATAGTTCCAAGGGGCTCGCACAAGCGACGTGACCGGCAGCGTAATATAGCCTCGTTTGTTCATTCGGCCTCGACGATTTCGTTTGACTTGGTTCCTAATGAATGATGCCACACGCCTGCTTTATCCAGTGCCGCTACTATGGCGTCGTATATCCTGCGCGCCCCTTGCTCTGGTACACAGAGCAAGAACTTCACTTGTGTTGCCCGCGTGCTGTTGTACTTCTCGATTGCAGCCGCCCGAGTATCAAAGTCCGTTGCGGCAGTCTTCCGCGCAAGCTGGTATTCGTCCTCTGTCACCGGCAGCGTGCTGAGTGCCCCCACTCCGCATTTCGCAACCACGTCGCACACCATGCGGGCATACGCGAACTCGTTACGGGGGAACTTGGTCTCGTTCAATTCAATGTCAATGCGCTTCGCTTCGTCGTCGGTGATCTTTCCCGCGTTGACCGCCCACACCTGTTTCACTCCCATGCCCTTCAGTACCTTCAGCCGCTGCTTTCCGTTCACCACTTCGTACCGCCCCTTTCCCAGTTCCCGGACAAGTACCGTTTCGATCTGGCCCGTCCCGTGCGTCCGGGCGTGGCGTTGAATGTTCGCCCGCAGTTTTAGGGCCCGGCCTTGTTCGTGGTGCTTGTAGTCCCAAGGTGCTGGCCTGATGGCGGAGACAGGCAGCAGAAGTAACGGCCCTGTACTATTCCCCTTGGTAGCCCGTGTTGCGCTCATGGCGTGTCCTTGCTCGCACGTTGTGCCCCGTCTGCGGGCGTTGGCATGGGGGCGGGGTGCGATCGCGCGCCCTGCGCGGTTTTAGCGCGCTTCCTTCCTTTGCCCCCTGTAGCCGCCTTTCCCACGTGGTCTGCGGGCGGTAACATGGCGGGGCTGGAGTTCGTTGCTTGTATCGCCCCCTGCCCCTCTTGTGCCCCCGGTGTCGGCACCACGCTCCTGCGTGCCCACGAGTCCGTTGCTATCCTTTGCAACTCGGCCGCGTTGTGCAACGATTGTATCCGCTTCTGCTTGCTTGTCATGGCCAGCAGCCAGCTACGTTCGTCCACCGCGTCCTGCCGTCCCGTACACTGGAAAAACCTTGCAGGCACACCGCCGAACCGTTGCGGTATCATATGGTTCGTGCTGTCGCATGACCAGAACGGATAGCGCAATACTTCCTGCGGGCTCGTAAAGGTGAATCCGTGTACGCGTACCTTCCCTGCCGCCACGGCAAAGAACTGATCCAGAAACGGCTTGCAGTCCCGCGCCACGCCTATGTACTTCACCCCGTCGTCAATCCACTTCCGCACGGTGTCCATGCTCCCACCGTCAAGTATCGGGTGATATACGCGGACGTACTTGTCCCGGATACCCGAGTGCTTCTTGACCTCGTGCCACGCGGCGTCTACCTCCGCTACGCTTAGCACTGCATAGGCATCGAGCTCGACCCAGATTTCGGCTATCGTGTGCTCCTTCAACAATGCGGCAATGTACTGCTTGTGATACGTCGAAACGTCTGGCAGATTAGTCTTCAACTGACCGAACACATTTGATAACCTGCCCTGATTCCATGAGAATGCCCCGCTATCCACCATGAGCGGTCGCCAGCCCTTCGCCACCGCATTCCGCAATAGCCCCTCGTCAAGCAGAAACGAGTACAGCATGCCTATGCCAAGCTCCATTGCCAGTTCTTCACAGTTGCCACCGCCTGACATGTAGATTGTCATGGGGTCGCCTCATACAGCGTGGGGTCTGCCACTCCGGCAACGGCAAATGCTTCCCTTCTCTCGACGCATGTGCCGCACTTCCCGCAATGAGCGTCGCGGCCATTGTAGCACGACCAGCTAAATTCAATCGGCGCATGTACGGCCATGGCAATACACACGATCTGTTCTTTCCTGAACTCCACGAACGGCGCGAATATCCGCAGCTCTTTGTAATGGCACAATCCCGCAGCCGTGTCCATCGCAAGCATGAACTCTTCCCGGCAATCTGGGTACACTGCATGGTCTCCCGCGTGCGCGGCAATGGCAACGCCGTCATAGCCAATCCCCGCTGCGTATGCAATGGCCATTGACAACATTACCATGTTACGATTCGGTACCACCGTGGCCTGCATTGATGCGTCTTCATAGTGCCCTTCTGGAACTGGAATGCTGGGGCTTGTCAATGCCGAGCCCGCAAAGACGGTGCTACATGCTGCCGTCATGTCACATACGACGTGCGGCACACTGAGTAGCCCGGCGACCTTTTTTGCTGCCTCGATTTCACACCGGTGACGCTGTCCGTAGTCGAATGTAATTGCCACCGCTTCGCGTACGTGCCCGCGTGCGTAGCCCAAAAGCGAAGTACTGTCGAGACCCCCCGACAGTAACACCACCACGCGCTTGTCTGTTATTGACGTTGTCACTGCTGTGCTCCTGTTTCGGAATTGTTCGGAATTACCGCAGCCGTTACGCTGCTGGCCTTTCACCGTTGATTCGTTCTACCCATCTTACTGTCCACAGGTCGCTACACAAGTCACGATCCTCGATATACTCGAAGGGCATCCAACAGTCGCCCTTGTCTCCCCACTTCTCCGACCATGAGCCACGCACATGGTATTGACCCCGCTGGGTCTTGTACCCACGTATAAGCTGCGCATGGCCTCCTTCCTGCTTCTCCTTCTTGAGATCGGGCATTGGCACGTCGCCGGTCTTGGCCACCTCGTTCGACAAGAATGAAGTGTACAATGCCGCGCCAAAGATAATGGGCCACCCTTCTGCAAGGCATTGCATTATGGCGTTGCGAACCTGCGGCACGCGCTCATACCGCAATACCTGATGCCGTATCGCATGATTGTAGCAGTCAAGAGTCGGCCGCTTGAATACCATCGTCTCTACATATGGCCATTCCGATTCTGGCACGAGTCCGAGCCGGGCCGCGACCTTGATCGCGTCACGTATACGGCATCCGCTGTCTACCATTACGGTGCCCTCAATGGCCCGTGTATTGAAGTAACCGAATAGTCGGGACGGTAGCCATGCCTTCTCCTTGCCAGCCCACTGTCTGAGCATGTGTACCAGTGCTGCAATCGCAAGCGCATTCCACACGCATGATCCTACCCGTAGCTGATTGAGTACAGGGGGGCATTTGATTGTCACCGAGTCAGGCACTTCTACTGGTGCGGTGCATGAGTAAACGAGGTCGCGCTTGTCTGGCACGTCTGGTTGCCAGCCAAACACCAAGTCCTTGACCATCAGTTCGTGCAAAGTGGAAATGCTCATCTTCGTCTCCGTTCACTGTTATCTGATCTACGTTCTGGCCGCTTGCAGGAATTCAGAACGCACGACACCATCCGACAAGAATATGCCGCGCAAGGTCTGGGTGACTGCGAATGTGTGCGCCTGTTTCACACCCCGTGCCGTCATGCACATATGACGTGCCGAGATAATCACGCCCGCGCCCACAGGGTCAATCGCTGTGCATAGTGCGTCTGCTATCTGTACCGTCATGCGCTCTTGAATCTGTAGCCGCGCCGCGAATGCGTGTACCAGCCGGGGTAGTTTCGACAAGCCGACAATGCGCATGTTCGGAATATAGCCTATCGTTGCCGTGCCTATGAACGGGAGCATATGGTGCTCACACAGTGATACAAAGTCGATGCTCTTTACCAGCACCATCGAGCTATACCCCGATGCGTCGAAAGTGCGACTGAGTATCCGTGCCGGGTCGGCTTCGTATCCAGACAGCATTTCTTCATATGCTCTTGCTACTCTGTCCGGTGTGTCGATCAACCCTTCCCTCTGTGGGTCGTCATAGCATTCGAGTACAGACCGTATCGCTTGCTTTACCACAGCCTGTTTTTCGTGGTTTGTCATTTCGTGTCCTTTGCGTCGGTGATTATTCCGAGCTTCGCCGCTTGTGCCATGAGAGCGTAGGCCGTATGATTGTCTCCGCAGAGGTCACGCACTGTCCAATCACCATCGCACTCCTCGATAAGGTCTGTGCCTTCCGACACCGAGCCATACAGGTTCACCCACTTGTGTTCATCCTCCGTGTACAGTCTGTTCTGTACCGGGAAGCAAGAATCGAATGCGTTGCCAACATAGGAAGGCCGCAGCCGTATAGGCGTGCCCGGTAGTAACCGGCCTTGCCCTATGGCCGCATCGTAGCCGTTGGTCATAGGGTAGGGCTGGTAGAATTGACCGAGCCCGCCTATCGAAGATTGTGTGCGAAGTCGTGGCAATAGGTCATCCCACGCTGTGCCGTGGTCACGATAGAAGTCGCCGCTCATGTTCAGGGTGCTGATCGTCTCCTGTGGGAAAAGCGAAACGGACAACCAGAACGTCTTGAGACCGCTCGCCAGTATCGCGCCCATGCTCTGCTGCTTGTTCAGAACCGTAGGCGACACCGCTTCGAGTCCTATTTCAGTCAGCCAGTGTCCTGCCGATTCAAGTTGCTTGACTGTGACGCCGCTTTCGAGTACTCGCGCCACACTCAGGCTGTCGGCAAGGGCAATCCACAATAGCCCCTTGCCGTCCAAGTGCCGTATGATGTCATGGAAGTGCGGGTGCGCATAGAAATTCTCGTCCTCGAAGTGCAGATTGAATTTCCGTTCGATTGCTTCGTCTATTACCCGCAGGCATTCCGCAAGGGGCCGCACCCCACGACCATACCATGGGCCGCTCACGTAGCAATACGGGCAGTTCCGTGTACAGCCTAACGACATGAACACGGGCACGAATGGCTGCACGTTGTCACACAGCACATGGCTGTCGATAGTCGCATACCCGCGCTTGAATGCACTCAACTGCTCGTGGAATTTCCACACCCCTGTCAGGATGTCAACAGGCAGTTCGTTTGGCTTGACAAAGTTCAACTCAGGTGCGAACGGGCCATATCCAATGTAGTGCAGTGTTCGCAGGCCGCTCTTGTACACGCGATTCAGTTCGAGAGCCGCGTCCACTTGCGGCGCGCTGCTCACGTCAATAAAAATGTTCGCAGCCGCTGGTGCATTGTCTATCACGTCACAAGCGTTGTCGAATGTACAATCCTCGTGCAGTGCCGGGACATGACCGGCCACACGCATGGCACTGTACAGCCAATACGGCATGTAGCAAATGCTGGCCCGTACCTGCTCCCATGTGGCCAACTGAATGATTATCGTTTGATTGTTCAAGTCCATGTGGTCTCTCCTGTTTTTGGAATGCGACACGGTTGCCGGGTGTCTTGCAGTGTATTTGCTTGCGCGGGCCTTGGTAGTGAATGATCTCGGTCAATTACACATTCTGCCTGCCAATCTTCGTACGGTTCGCATTACTTCGCGTTCACTTGACAGGGTTGCCAATGGGTCATACGTCCACATAGCCCCATTCTCATTGTCTTCGAGTACAGATACCTGCCTACATCGGTACATCGTGCCTAACGTGCGAGCCATCATCTCGCAGCTATTGGTCGTTGTGATCTTGCCGTACAGTGCGACGGCTGCTTTTTCCATCTGCGTTTTCAGTTCGATGAACTCAATGTCGCGGTCATCATGCGACACCGACTTTGTTGCCGTGACGTGAAACACATGCCGATGCGGTACCCGTAGAATTGACTTGCGAAGCGCATCTGGCCTGTAATGCACTGCCGCGAATTGAAACCGCACCACGATGCACATCGAACCCGGTGGCACGTCTGGCTTTTTACTGTGTACCTTCATCGAATGCCTATCATCTTGTGACATTGAAGCGACAGCCGCCAGTCTGGATGAAGCTGGAGCCATTCGAGGCACATCGGCAAGCTCATTTCGATGCCCGTCTGCTTCGACCATAATGGCTGGATGAAACGATGGCGAGCAAGCCGATGTCGGTATTCAGCCGGGTCGTGTTTGACACCGGGGCCGTATACGATCTTCAACTCGTCTGCATTGCTCAATGCGTAGCCGGGCGTTTTTGGTGAACACGTCACCCACGGGTCGACGTGGTGAATGAGTTCATCCGGTACCTCGATAGTGCCATTCGTTTCGATTGACTGATGAACCCACCCCAGTTCATGCAGCATCACCGCCGCGATTGCCAGTCGTGATGCTTGAAGCAATGGCTCTCCCCCCGTCCATACGATCTGCTTGATCTTGAACCCGTGATGCAATTCCATCGCCAGTTCCTTGGGCGTCATGCGCATCTTTTCTTCGTGGTTCGTGTCACACCACGGGCAGGACATGTTGCACCCGGCCATGCGGATGAACACCGCAGGCGTTCCCACGAGCATGCCTTCCCCTTGTATGCTCTGAAACACCTCCGCAATCGACAACACGCTTTCGTCTGTGCTGGGGATGTCCATGGTCGTCTCCGGTTCAGTTCTGCACGTACATGCGTTCCTTGCCGACTTTCACCGCTGGGTAGTACTCAGCCGTACTGCCTTTCGTCTCGGTGACAGTCACGCAGTTCACCCGCGCCCGCGTCGAGCTTATGACCTCGCTCACTGCGGCAGCAATGTAGTAGGCAATGCGTTCGGCGGTCGGCTGTTTCAACGTGTCGTTCAACGTCTTGTGGTCAAGCGTGCGAACTACTTCGCGTAGCAATGAGAAGTCCACAACCATGCCATGGGCGTCGAGCGCGTCGGCTACCACGGATATCTCCACCTTCCAATTGTGGCCGTGCATGTGTGAACACGGCGAGTCGCCGGGCAAAGAAAGCTTATGCGCTGCTGCAATATCTGTTGTCATCACAACTCGGTACATACTGTGTCTCCTGCTGTTGTTACTCCCGCAATTCATCACGGGCAATGCCCTATTGTACCAAGTTGACATTTCCTTGTCAAGTTGCTATAATCGAAAGCGTTCTCGCAGCTCTCCTGCTGTGGGGGGCTGGCGGGTCGAGGTTGCCCGTCCAGCCCTTTTTCATTTCCCTCTGTGGTTTACTGAGTGCCGATCACTGCCGCCGCTTGGCC